TTGCTTCAATTTGTGCGCTCGTTCAACGTCCACCCTTACACCCAAAAAACGCATGTCTACCAAACAAGGAAAAAGATCAGTCTCTAAATTAAAAATACTTTCAATGTCTTGATGAATAATTTCTTTTTTCATCATCTGCCATAAATCTAATGTTAACTCTGCATCTCGTTCTGCGTAGGATCCAACTTCCATTGCTGGCAGTTGCCACATGTCTGCCTTTGGATCTAGTCCTCTAGATTTTGCAGCTTCAATTAAATCATTTTCAGATTTACCATAACCAAGGTAGTCCCACCCTAAACTATTTAAACTATACTGATAACGATTCTCATCTACAAGAGATGCTGCAATCATGGTATCAACAATCACACCATTTATTTTTATACCTAAGTGACGTAACCAACACACATCGTACATTGCGTTGTGAAAAATTTTGACAGCATCCGTGGACATGGTATCCTGCAACCATGACAGAACTTTTTTTCGAGGCATGTTTGGACCTGATGCGTGACCGATCGGAAAATAAAACTTGCGACCAGAAACCGCCACAGCAATCCCAACCACGTCGCCGTTTCCTATCACCGATCCTGAACCTGATTTTCTTAAATCGGGATCCCGAGTCTCCAAGTCAATCGCAATCTCATCGTAAGACCTAAGATCCGGAAACTCCTCTGGTTCTGTCCATTCTGTTTGTGCTTTAAAAAAAGGTATCTTCATTATAAATCTTTATTCCACCAAACAAGTGTAGCAATAACAATGGTAAAACCAATTAACCAATACACATGTGTTATATCTTGAACATTCATTTGTCCCACTCCTTTCTCAATCTATCTATTTCTAAATCACAATAATGTTTTATTTTATTTAAATCTTCTATTTTATTCTTCTTTAAATATCTCACGACATATTTAATTACATTGCCTTGAAAAAAATTTAATTTGTTTGCCATAATAAAATCAAAAGGTTGTATTTTTAATTTATAATGGTCACCCCCTTCTTGACGGTCGGATGCTTTTTGAAAAAATGATTTGTTTGTCACAACTGATAACCATGCCTTTCTTTTTTTGCTCTCATAAGATAAAGATTATTTTTAGCACGAGTCGCTCCAACATACCAGACTCTATGTTCTTCATCGCTTTTTACGTGGTCATGCATAATCGCATCTCTAATTTTTTTAGAATTGTCTAAAATTAAAACTACAGAATCTTCTTCACCACCTTTAGCTGCATGAATTGTTGATAGTTTTATTCTTGCATCTTCTGTTAACTTTTCACCGTTTGACAACATGTGTCTTAAATAATCTCTTTCTACCATAGGCACTGCTGTAAAAACTTCATACCATGGTTTTGTTTTATCTGGTTTACTATCACAACACTCCAATATATCCTTTATCTCATTATCTTCTAACGGCTCACCTTTAGTCCACCTTGTGTAATTTACAATTGTTTTGTAAAGTTTTGCCTTAAAACTTTTACCTTTTTTATACTGATAATACAATCCCATCTCCTGTAATTTTTTCATAACGTCCTTGAGTCTAGTATTTGTTCTTGCAAGAATTAACCATTTACCTTTTTTTAAATCTAACTGTCCGACGTTATTGACATATTCAATCTTACCTTCAATATCTCTTGGCAGATATTTTTTGTATACTTTGATTCCTTGTATTCTCTCAGTAATAACTTTTGATAATTCTTGAATAGATTTTGGTATACGTCTTGATTGTGTTAGGATTTGTTCTGTTCCAGGTTCTTCAATAAAACGTGTAACATCTGCTCCTGCCCACTGAAATATTGCCTGGTCATCATCTCCTGCAAGATAGATATTATTTGTTTTAGTTTTTAAAATGTCATACATCATCCACTGTAAAGGTGAAAGATCTTGAGCTTCATCAATAAACACAGCGTCAAAGTTTGGACACAATTCAGGTTTGTTAACAAATCTTTTTATCATGTCGTTAAAATCTAATAAATTATTTTTCTTTTTATACTCGGCTAGGTTTACAACAATGTGACGCAAAAGACCTGGATCAATATCTCGGTCCTCATACTCTTCAATATCTTGGTTCTGCATTTTATTTATAATTTGAAAATAAATATTATCTGATGTTAAATAATGTATTTGTTGGTCGTTAAATTTATCAACATAATTTACTCGTATACCAAGTATCTTACCTAAGTCTTCATAGTGATAAGGTTGCATCACACTATCTTCGCTAAGACCAAGAGTGTGAAATGCAAAAGCGTGAAGTGTTTGAAAATATTTTAATTTTTTATCTGGTAAATTTATTCGTCCTTTAGCTTCATTTGCAGCTTTACGAGTAAAAGCAAAGTAACCAACCTTTTTTATATCGTATTGTTTTACAAGTTCTAGTAACCTAGTAGTTTTTCCTGTCCCAGGTGGACCATAAATTTTATGTATCTTACAGGATGTCATCTTGATTTTTCATCTCAACGACCTCATCCATGGTTTCTTCTTTTGTAAAATATTTTAAAGATACTTTTACACAGTAGATGCCTTGTGCTTTTGATTTAGGAAATCTTTTTCTTTCACCAAACACTGCATGATAATTTTTCTGCATGAGTGTTGCAGTTCTATCTTCTTTTATTCTCCAATCTTTATTTTTTAAATGATTAAAAAAATGTTCGTAAACAAAATATGCATGATCTTCTTCAATCAGTGTTGATCCATTTTTAAATGATGCATAAGTTTTTGCAATGACTTGGAAAATATAATCGTTTAAATATTTATGTAGTTGTTCCTCTGGGCTAGTTCCAGAAGCTGGTTGCATAACTTCTTCTGTATCTTTTAGTGTATCTAAAATAATTTGAAAATCGTTGTCTTTTATTTTTGGTGGGATAACTGATGTCTGCGCTGCAATTATTTTTCTTAGTTCTCGCATTTCAATTAGTTTATCAATGCTTCGTGCAACGATTTGTTTTTTAGTTTCTCCACTACCTTTATCTGGTAATGTGACGGTCAACCAAAACTCTGGTTCTGGTTTGTAATCATACTTCACTAAGTTTGATAACATCGGCCAAGTTTTCTTTTTGTCAGATGCAATACCAAACTTTCTTCTAACACAAACTGATTTTACACAATGATTAACGATTGGATCCTCGGTGCAAGTATGTCCCTTGGTTTCTTTTTTCCATGATCTAATTTTTAATTTAACTCTGTTATCATCCCACTCTGGAGAATACTCAAAATACTTTCTAGCTGCAGCTTCTACTTTTTTCTCCCAGTCATCAGGATATTTCTTTTTTGAAAAAACCATATAATTATATAGAAATCTATCTCGTCCGTCAGTTAATTTATTTTGAGTTAACGCTTGCAAACATGGTGGACCATCGTTAAACTCTTCGTCTCCAAATTTTAATTGTTTATTTATTATCTCTGAACCAAAATTTTCTATCGAATCTTGTGTTTGTAAATTTGTTTCTACAACTTGTATAAATTGTTCTAATGTAAATTCTGTTCCATCATGTGGGTTAACTGCAACACGTTCTGTTTTATTGTAGTAAGGTAGATTAATAAAGTTACCATTAATCTTTGTACCATCGTCTGTAGTTCCTAATTCTGTTTGCTTTGGAAATATTTCTGTGGTTTGTTTTAATTTAAATGTAAATAATAATTTATCTAAAAAATTTCTGATTAAACTTGCTTTAATTTTTTTATCTAAAAATACAAAGATATGTAGACCACCGCTTTTAGATTTTACTGGTACAACCGGTAATTCCCATTTTACAATAATGTCAAAAAAATATTTTGCGTTGAAATCTTTGTATCGTTCAGGATCAATATCGATCGCACCAAACTGTGCCATACCCTCATCGTCACAAGGTTGAATACCAATAGATTTTTCTCCGTTTAAGTGATCGATGTAGTCTTGGTCTGTAACTGCATCTTGTGACCAACCATAGTCACCTGGCTTGAATTTTAATTTTCCTGTATCGGGATCGGTATAACCATTTTTAACATTACAGTAACCATAGTTACGCTCTAGACCAGAAAATATTTTTATAAACCTGCTCTCCATACTCTACTTTCTTGATGGGCAGTTTAACCTGCCCATCGATGTTTAAACTAAATAGGTGAATTAGATTTTTCAGAAGTCTCACCATGTTTGACTGCAACGTCCCCTTTAGAAACGCTCTCAGAAAAACTTCTAGCTTGCTGGTAAACTGCTTCATCTTGCACTTGACCAACTTTGCTAATCTCCCAACCAAACCATGTACCTTTATCATTAGATTGTTGCACAGTCTTTAGATTGTAAATGTGGCTAAAAGATGCCGGGGTAAATAACCCATTGGAACCTTTAAACTTAATTTGGTTAATCATTGTATTCCATTTTCTACTAATTTTTAACTGAGTAGATTTCATGGCAATCAATGCGGTTGATGGTGTTTCTCCCATCGTTATCACAAAGTGACTTGCTGTCTTCTCAATATAATTACCATTTTGTAATCTATCTTTGAAGTCTGCTCCTCTAGTTGTTTGTGATAAGATATCACTGCTTGATGGATGAATTGTAACTGGAGCTCCTGGGCCATCGCCTCTGTCTCTCCATTCAATGTATTCCAATTTATAATGACACGGAATAACATTTAATCCTTTTTCTCCATCAAATAATTCTGAAGTCACTGAATTGTAAATCATGCCAGGTTCTGCACCTTCTACATATTTACCATCCCTTTTGTTAACTTCTGGAGATAATTGACCAAGTATTTTTAAAAAGGGTAATGCTAAATCTTCTTGAGTTAGATTACCAATACCTTGGCCAGCGTCAGCTTCAAACATATTTGAAGGCAACGCATTTTCTTTTTTCGTCATTGCTTGTTCTTTGCTCATCGTTCTTATTTCCTTGTTATTTTGGTTCTGTTTCCTGCGAACACGTTAAATAGTTCTGTAGGCATATCTGCTCCGGACTCGATACGCTCACGAACTAAAGCTTTCAGAGTCATGGGTTCAACTTTTAGTTTTTGAACCGGTTCGAACCCACGCTCCTTGGCAAGGTTTGCATAATTGCTAGCCTTGTTATCTTCGTTACGACCAAAAGAAACGGTCACTTCATTTTTAATGATGTCACCTAGGTCGTTATCTCGAAGCCATTGAAATGCCTCTTCTTTTTTACCTTCTGATATTGAGGCACCGTAGACGGGCTTTACTTCTATTGCTGAGCCGTCTGCTAATTTCATAGTTTTAATATTCATCTCAGACATCATGTTTGGAATAACATCGCCTGAAATATGTGACGCTTCTGCTTTTAATTTTTTTACAGTATCCTCTGCGTCTTTTATTTGATCTTCTAAATTTTTTAATTTTAAAACTTGTGAGGACAACGCATTAGCATCATCAACACCAGTTAATACTTCTTGTTTATCTTCTTCAAAATTAATTGTCATCTATTTTACCTTTCTCGTAGATATTAATTTTTATTGGGTAATATCTTCTTTCTTGTTTATCCCATTTCAAAAGATTGAAAGAACCATTGTTCATATCTGAAACAATACAACATGCGACTCCAATAATTGCAGGGTCACCTGTGAGTAAAATGTAATCTTCTGGTTTAAAGTCTTTTAATAATTTTCTTAATTTAAAAATTAAAGGACCTGGAGAAAAAATAATTTGCGAAGTTTCTGGCAATAAAATTTTTAACTCACCATATTCAGCTGCACCAATAATATTAATTTTAGGACGACCATCTCGTGTCCCTGGTACATCTTGTAATACATATACAATATTTTCTTTCATAACTTTCTTGACAAAGCTATATACTTTTGGTAGGCCCTGTCAATAGAAAGAAAAAATTAAATTATGAATTACAAATTTAAAACAAAGCCATTCGCGCATCAATTAAAAGCGTTAGAAATGTCGTGGAAAAAAGAAGTCTTTGCCTATTTTATGGAGATGGGTACAGGTAAATCTAAAGTATTGATTGATAACATATCCATGCTTTATGATAACGGTAAGATCAATGGTGTCCTAATTGTGGCACCCAAAGGTGTTTATAAAAACTGGTCTGATTCAGAAATACCAACTCACATGGCAGACCATATAGAAAAAAATGTAGTGGTTTGGCAGGCCTTAATTAATGATAAACAAAATAAAAAATTAAATACTTTATTTCAAACAGGTGAACATTTAAACGTATTAGTTATGAACGTTGAGGCATTCTCAACTAAAAAAGGTATGGAGTTTGCAAATAAATTTTTATCTTGTCACAGAGCATTAATGGCAATTGATGAGTCGACAACTATAAAAAACCCTAATGCTAAAAGAACAAAAAACATTTTATCATTATCAAAACAATGTATTTACAGAAGAATTTTAACAGGATCACCAGTAACTAAATCACCGCTTGATTTGTATAGTCAATGTCAGTTCCTTGATCCGTGGTTATTGGGGCATCACTCTTATTATACGTTTAGAACTCGTTATGCTATAATGAAATCAATAAATGTGTCTGGTCGTCAGGTTAATATCGTTGTAGCATATAGAAATTTAAAAGAATTATCAGAAAAAATAAAGTCTTTTTCATACAGATGTTTAAAAGATGACTGTTTAGATCTTCCTGAAAAAACATACATGAAGCGTTTGATACAAATGACAGACGAACAAAAGAAAACATATCGTCAAATGAAAGAAATGGCGCTTGCATATTTGAACGGCAAGCAAGTAACGACAGCCACAGTTATTACACAGCTCATGCGATTACATCAAATTACTTGTGGTCATTTTGCATCGGATGATGGTGAGATTCAGGAAGTTAAAAATAATAGAATAGGTGAACTGATGAACGTGTTGGATGAGATTGAAGGCAAAGCTATTATCTGGGCTCACTACCGACACGATATTGAAACAATTGTAAAGGAGGTTGAAAAAAAATATGGAAGTAATTCAATCGTTACGTATTATGGTGACACGACTACAGAGGATCGCCAAAAAGCGATTAAACAGATTCAAGATCTATCCAGTCCTACAAGATTCTTGGTTGGAACGCCACAAACAGGAGGATACGGAATTACGTTAACAGCTGCATCAACTATGATTTATTATTCAAACGGATATGATCTTGAAAAACGTCAACAGTCCGAAGCAAGAATTGATCGTATTGGTCAAAAGAAAAATATGACCTACATTGATCTTATTTGCGAAAAAACAATTGATGAAAGAATTGTTGCAGCTCTTCGAACAAAAGTTAACATTGCCACTCAAATTATGGGTGAAGAATTAAAGGAGTGGATATGAGAGCAATAGCCATATTATTAGCAGCTTTTATTGCTGTATCATTTATATATTTTTTAGCATAATTTTGGAGGTATCACGGGTCATGGAAGGGTCGTTTCGTTAAAAATTGAGGCTCTCAGGCAGGATTTTTATAGCAGTTCTAAGCCTTTTGCAGCTAAAAAGGCTAATCCAGCAATAATCAGTCCTAGGACGTAATCTATTTTTTTAGATGTCTTATCGATGTCCTGGTGCATGTGTTTGAGATGATTATTCTTAATAGAATTAATATCTTTTTTGAGACCTGTAATATAGCCGTACAAAGCTACAATATGTTCACCAGTTGTTTTAGGTTCTTTTGCCATTACCCTAGTCCCCTTTGACGTAGTCTGATTGCTTTTTCTGATGGTGATAATAAAGCCTCCTCTGTTGGTGTCAAGCCACTTTGTGCAGCCACAGCTGGTTGAACAGGTGGTGTGACCACAGCTGGGTTAGGTTGTGGTGTTGGTTGAACATTACCTTGACTTAAACTAGGTTGCTCTGGTGGTAAGAAGTCTTCTAATTTAAAACCAAACGTTGGATCACTTAAATTTTTTTTAGAAAATGCCTCAAACATTCTATCTAAAACTGGTTCTGCCTGTGGAAAAGGGTTTACTTTACCAGGAGGTGTAATCTCTTCAAATTTTTGTCTAATGGCTTTACTTGGATAATAAGGGTCAAATATATTTTCTGTTAAATAATTAAAATCTCTTTTCCTACCTCGTTTTCTAAAAACTTCAAAAATATCATCTTTTTTTGTGCCTAATTTTTCTGCGTTTCTAATATGTCCTCTCATTTTTTTATGTACGTCAAATAATATTTTGTTAGCTACGAAGTATCTTTCAATAATATCTCTTGAATTTTTTCCAGGTCTTAACACACCTTCCTGTCCTCCGGTAAATTCTTTTCTAGAGTTTTCCTCGCCTTTTATAAAATCAGTTATATAAAAATTTAATGCTCTTTCTGGTTTTACTTTAATCATTCTAAAACCAAATATACCTGCTAATTGTTTTGGAACAGATATAACATCACCATTTCGATCTGGCTTACCTGTTGCTGAATCATATACCCTAACAAACTGCTTATATTGTGGTAATTGTGTTTGTGCAAGGTGTCTAAATATTCTAGCATATCTTTCCCCTCTTGGTGTGTTTTCCGTATACAATACTCTACCGTCTCTTGTTCGTCCTTCTCTTGCAATAATATCTGCAACAGCTTCCGTAAATATAGACTCACCAATAAATGGATCAGCAGTCTCTGCTGCAGCTTTTACGATTCCTCTTTCTAAACCTTTTAATAATACCTCTTCGTCTTCAATACCTTGTTGAACAGCGTTTAACACAGTCATAGCAGGCCTTGTTAAAGTATCGTACACATTGTTTGATGACCAATCAGAATAAAACAACTCTCCTGTTTTTGGATCTTTAAACCAAAGCAATTGTGAATCTTTAGACCATGGAGCAACAAAGTCTTTTCCTGCCTCTGCCTCTTCATCAGACACACCTTGCATAGCTTGAACTCCTTTGACAATAGTGTAGGGCAACACGCCAAATGCAATAGTGGCACCTAGCAATCTTTGTAATCCAATTGATTTCGTAGGACTTGTACTTTTATAATAATTAATACTTCCTGTGACAGGATCTTTAATATCTTTTAGTCCTTGTCTAATAATACCATACCCTGTTCTAAATATTTCTGATGGCCACGACATAAAATTACCAAATGGTGTTACACGCATTGCTCTTACAAATGCACCTACATAAGCATAATTTGGAATAGTATTTTTTACAATTTCAGCTGTTTCTCGTTTTATTTCTTCAATTGCATTTGGTCCTATTTTTATACCTGATTTTTCATAAGCATTAATACGTTTTTGAAGCTCAACTTCATAATTAATAATTTTCCAAAAATCATCTTCTGCTACATAAATATCCTGAAATTTTTGTGCAGTTGCTTTTGTGGTTCTTCCAAGCCCCTCACCTATTTTGCCAAGTTTTTCCAACATAGGTTTTAAAATACTGTCCGTCGCAACATTACCTACTTCATTAATTTTAGCATCACGCATTAAATTTTTAAGATCACCCATTCTAACGTTTGTATTTACTATTCCTAATCTTAAATACTCTCTGTATTTTTCCATGGCTTCTGGTTTTCTAAGTCCAACTTGTACAACTTTAGCTGCCTCTTTCATTGCTCGTTTATAAACTCTAGGGTCTACAAAGATTGTACCATTTGCTAAAGAAAAAGCAGATGAAGATAAAAAATTTCTAACGTGTGTGGGTATAGATAAAACAGTTTTAGCAAATTGTGATCCAGCTTTGGGTGTTAAAAATAAATTTCTCCACGTCCATGATGCAAATCGACCAAGTGCACCACCAGACTGTCCTCTCATAAATTCAGAAACTTTAGCCGTGTTTGAAAAAGCCTCTGCAATATCTCTTGTTGTATATTGGCCTTGAAGTCTATTAAGCAGCACTCCATCTTTAAAATACTCTTCTACATACTCATCTATTTTAACAATGTCTGATCTTGGCACACCACCAAAATTTTGTTGAGCTTCAATTTTAGAAGAAAAAAAGAATCCTCTTTGACCTGGTGGCGTTTCTGGTGTTCTTGCTGCTTTTAGTGCATCATCTATGGTTAAAATTTCATCAAATAATTCATTTTTTCTAGCAATACTACTCAGTCTTGCAGTGCCCTCATATATAGAATATCTTGCGTCATCTATTTCTCCAAACAATTCTCTAAATATTTTTGACCCTTTACCAATAACTTCTAACTCTTCTTTACCATCAGGCAACTCACGTTTTAATGTTTGTGCAAATGTTTTTATATTTTCAGGTGAGTCTGCACCTGCAGTTAAATTTTCATAAGTAAACGTGGGTAATTTTGTTTTTGGGTTATATTGTTTTGCTTGATCTAATATTTCATTTACCATATTTTCTGCTTGTTGCTCTGTGATTGGGTTTTTATTTTTTGCAGCGTAACGCATGAATAATCTTTTAGCACTATTAACAACTTCATCTGTTGGTTTATATCTTGTATAAAAACCAAAGTTTTGGTTTTGAAAAATTCTGTATGTGGTTCCAATATATTGTTTAACTCTATCCCCCATGAGCTCTCTTAAATTTGTTTGTAATTTTTTTATGGTTGTGACACCAACAGGACCTTTTGCAGTAGTATCTAACAACTCATCAAAACGTTTTCTAACATTGTTGACTCCTGTTAAAATAACATCAACAGACTCATCACTTGCATTAAATTTTGTAGCTCTTTTTATAAATCGATCATATGCATCGGAAGGGATTTTAGCTTTTAAATCACCAGAAAAAAGTAAATCATTTATATCTTTAAAAAACTCATTCCTATTTTTATCGTTTGATTTATCTACAAACGATTTAATCCCCGGAAACATCTTGTCTACTTCTTTATCTATTCTTTTTACCTGCTCCATGGCAAAATTAGTATCTGCCATCTCTTTACCTTTTTCTCTGACCCTTGCTAAAAATACTTCCTCTGGTGCATCACCACGAGGTCTAAAAAATCCACCAAATCTACTTAAAGCTCTTTCGATTTTTTTATCACTAAAAGCAAGTTGCTTGCCTCTTGTCGCTAGTAATTTACCTGCTTTAAATGTGCCGTAAATAAAAGGTGTTGCAACTAAAGACTCAGATCCAAACTTTAATCTATTTAAAATTTTTCTTTGTGCATCTTCTCTTCCTGAAGTCACATCTCGATCTAGTTCTGTTGGCCCTCCTTCAAATACATCACCAAATGTTCCAATGTCTTCAACATCAGCAACTAGAGTTTCTCCAGCTGATCCACCAACAACAACTGCGGCAAACTTTTGTTTACCTGATAATAAATTTTCTTTTTTTGCTTTTGCTATACCTTTACTTATATTAGGTGATTTTAAATTAAGATATTTACCTGCACGTTTAGCTTTGATTGCTTTATTAGCTAATCCAGTTGCAATTTTTGCACCGGCAGTTCCAAGAGATACAACTTGAGTAAGAGCCTGTGTAATTTTACCTGCAGCTTTTTGTTCTGCAATTTCTTCAAATGGATTTATTTTGTCAAAAAATTGTTCTACTGAAGCAGCTGTATTTGTATCTAAACCAAGGTCAATAAGTTCAGCACCAAGCGATACTATTCCCTCTGGTATTTTAAATACACCAGAAACAACACCTGCTAGGGCTGCTGTCAATTGAGTTACTTCATTATTTATTTCTGGATTATATCCTTCAGTAATATCAAAATCTTCTATTGGTTTAGGCTCGGTTGCTAAATCTTTTTCTTGAAGTCTTTTAATCGCTTCTAATTCTTTCGCCGAAGACATTGATTAATCCTCCGTTGTTATCGGCTTTAATGTGTCTTGATCAATTCTTCTAAATGGTTTTCCGTTGTAAATTCTTTCAAAATTTCCTGTGTTTGGATTAATATATAAAAATCCATCTGGTTTATTTGCATAAAAACTTGAAGAAATATTACCTCTAGCATCTGTGTCTGCAATTCTTGGAGAAACTCCTTTTTGAAACGCTTTTTTTACTGCTGGTCTTAAAGCATATAATTGTTTTAATTGATTTCCACTAATTGATTTAGCAAGATTAGAATAATAATTTTCTACTTGTTGATCAACAGTTTGTGCTGCAAATGTTTTATCTTTTTTAGGATCTATTACACTTTTAGCTGCGGTAAGTCCTAATTGTCTTTGAAATTGATCCTCTGCAGCTAACTGTTTTGCTAAGTTTGCTGAGGGTGCTTGTGCAGCTCCAGCAATATCTGTAAAAATATTACCAGTAGTTGGTCTAGATGCAATTGCTGGACCAAACTGTAAAAGAAAATTTGTTAAAGCTGATCCTGGTGAGGGCTGACCTACTAACTCTTGTAATAATTTTTTTCTTTCTTGTGCCTGTCGTACAAGATCACCAGTATTAAAATTAGTTCTATCTTCAATACCGTTCATTACACCCTCCATCGCAGGTCCACCTTTTCTAAACATAGGTCTTTTTAATACTCTACTCATTATCCAAATGGTCCTTTTATTGCTCTATAAATACCAGCACCTGTTGCTCCAATACCTAATGCAGTTTGTAATGGACTTGGGTCTGGAGTTTGTTGATAATTAAATTGTGCTGGGAAACCAAATAATCCAGTAACACCTGTTCCAAAGAAAGCAGTTCTTTGTTGCTCTTCAAGTGCAGCTTCTCTTGCCGCTCTTGCTGCAGCATCAAGCTGAGCTTGTGCCTGAGCTTGTTGAGCTATTCCAACTTGACTTAATGTTCCTATATCTTTTTGAGCTAATTGTTGTTGTGTTTGACCAAGTCCAGCTTGAAAACCACCTAAACGTTGAAGATCAGTTGATAAACCTGCTCTCGCTGCACCAATACCTAATGCAGATTGTGCTAAACTTTGTTCAGCTTGACCAATACCTAATTGTTGTCCAGCAAGTCCTGATTGTGCCTGTGCTAAATTTAATCGTCTATTAAAATCTTGTCCCGCTAATTGTTGTGCTTGTGTAAATCCTTGTTGTAATAATCCAGCTTGTAATGCTGCTCTGTTTGCATCTGATCTTGCTGCAAACTCTGCTTGTAAAACTCCTTCACGTCCACCACCAAATGCGCCAGGAACTCCTAGCACGGCCGCAGACTGTCTTGCTTCTTCTATTTGTCTTTGTCGATCAAACTCTGAAAGTGTTGTATCAATAACATCTTGTTGAAATGGTGATAAATAAGATTGGTAAGCTGTTGGTCCCGTGAGCCCTGCTGCTCCTGTTAACGTTGTGCCTACATCGGTAAGTCCTTGTTGTGCTGCTGTGATTGCTCCAGGGACATTGGCTAATCTTAAGTCAGCCGCTTGAATGGCTGCAGGGACACCACCTAATTGTGTTGTTGCCTCTGTTGCTCTAGTCGCCGCTTCTGTTAAAAATGGTTGAAACGCTCCAACACCAGAAGCTGCAAGCGTTGCGGCTTGAGTTTGTAATGGATCTTGTGCTGCAACCGTTGGTGCAAAAGCAGATGTATCAATGGGTGTGCCTGCAACTCTAGCAAGTTGATCAGCAAACGTTTGTCCTATTGCTTCAATAAACGGTGCGGGTAATGTTCTTTGTGTTGTTTCTGCCATTATGCTACTCTATTTTCTAGCTCCTTCATTGTGTCATACATCTTTTGCGCACCCTTTTCAATGCTTCCGTTGCCTGCTCCTCGAACTGCATCAGCAGTCATAACAAACTCATTTTTACTAAGCATTGCTGGCACATCATCTGCTTTTTCTTTTATACCCACAGGTACAAAACCACCTGTTTCTCTGTAATCTCTTTCCTTAATACCGGCTGCATTTGTTCTCATAATACCTGTTGGCATGCCACCTTTAGCCATTAGCCCACGATTATAGTCATCTAGTTCATCACGCTCATCATTGGTAAGTTCATCTAAATTTTTACCAAATAACATTTGAGCTAAATCATTTAATGAGTCCATTGTATCTGGTGCCGATGCCATCATAATACCACTCTTGTCTTTACTACCCTCTGCATAATCTACACGGCCACCTACCGCATAAGTTTGATAACCTTTTTTTCTTAACAATTTAAATAAAGCTTCTTCTGATTTTATACCGTTTAAAACATCAATATACATATCCATCAATTCTTCATCACCTGTGCTTTCTATAAAATCTTTTGCACTTTCAAAACCACCCGAACCTTCTGCAAGACTTACACGGCCACCTGATGCATAACCTAAGTTAGACGTTGTTCTAGATAGAAAATCATCTAGCTCAGCACCAGAATAAAAATTACTACCATACTGTCGTAAAAATTTTGTAACATCTGATCGTCTTTGTGCAAATTCTGCTGCAGTTTCATCTTCTTGTTGTTCTGGGTTAAAGAATAAAGGTGCAGCGGTTAGTGCTCCTAAAAGAACTTTTGGTGCATTTTGTTTATCTGTTACATAAGAGGTTAGCTCACTTATTGCTTCACCAAAATTTCCACTCATTATATTTTTTCCTACGTTTGAAAAAGATGCTCTAACCGTTGGTTGTGCAAGAGGTACTCCTCCTGGTCCCACTGGATCTCCTCTTCCTAAAAATTGTTCAACAGTTCGAGCAGCTTCAGCCTCAGCCAAATCTCCTGCACCCTCTGCTTGAACGGCTTCAGCTCTTGCAGTTCTAAACGCTGCTCTATCTTTTGGTGTTAATTCAGCTGCTTGCGCAGTTCCTATGATATTAAAATCTCGATCACTCGTTGGAGTAAGAAGTCTAGCTTCATCGAAAGTATCGAGACGCGGTTCGCTAGCTGCAATAAATTCACCCTCTGCAAACTCATCAATACCAGATAATTGTTCAGCGCTTTGCATTGCTCCACCTGTCTGTTCCGCTCTAAGTTTAACGTCTTCATCCAAAGCTTGTTCCATAGTCATTGGCGCAAACCTATCTTGTAATGCTCCTACACCTGCAGATAAACCACCAGCTAATGCAGCTTGTTGTAAATTAACATCTCTTCCGGTAGCAAGATTCGTTCCAATATTTGTAAGAGAACCCACAGCAGCTCTTTGTAACGCTGGGTTTTCTATTCCTGAAATACCAGGGATATTAGGAACAGCAGCACCAATACCTCCAGCAACCAATGCGCTTTTTAAATCAACATCACCACCTGAAAGTTTAGTTGCAGCAGCGTTTACTAAAGCTCTATTTAACGCTTGGTTAATAAAACCAGTCCCTTTAAGAAAAGAAAATTGTGGTGCAAAAACAGCTAGACCAAGTTGTCCAACAGGACTACTAACAATTTTTTTAATTGGTTTTACTACACTCTTTACAACTTTTTTAACTTTCGAGCCCATAATGTCCTTTTGTAAATCTTTTTGTTTTTCTGTAAACTTCACCGTTTGGTGATACGCGTAACCAGCTTACATATTTATTTAATCCTAATAACTCAGTAAAATATTTTTTAGTCCAACGATGAACTTTTATAATATTACCTATACAAACTGTATCGATGTGCCATGGTCGACTACCACTATTCCAATCACCCGGTTCTAGCTCGGTTGTTTTTAAATATCTATTTTCAGCCTCTTTATTTAAAAAAGCCCAGTTTGTAAAAGCAATCACGTTTTCTCCGTCCTTGTGTATTTTATACTGTTCTAATTGAAAAGATGGCAAGATATGTTGGTAGAGTTCTTCATAGGTGTTATCTTTATATCGATCAAACTTTTTATAAAGTTCGATAACAACCTGCATATCGTCATTCATCTTAATTAAACTGCAGGGATTTCACCTGAACCTATATATCTACTAGTTTTTACAGGATAAATCAACACTATGTTGTTACCTCTCTAGGCTTAATTTCTAGGGCTGATAACACCACATGGAGTCGATTTGCTGTAGCTGCAGTCACTTTTATAACTTCAGACTCTGTAGCAACTAGCGGATTTGTTAGTAATTCTGTTGTCCCATTTGCACTAATGGACTTTGTTTTAAATAAACTAAATACTGCATCGGATGTATCAGTAATGGTCACCGTTATGGTGTCCGCGTTCCCTGAGTCTTCAGACACCAGTATAGATCGAATCACCGAGGTTGTTGCAGTAGGAACCGTGTAGAGTGTGGTTGCATTCGTTGTTGTTAGATCTGCTTTTTTATTAATAAATGTATTAGCCATTAATTTAAAAAGAAGTTTTGTGCTTCAACTTCATCCTTCAAGTCTTGTTGATACGTTGTATTTAATTTTTGCACAATACCATCAATATCACGAACGAGTGATCTTGCTGTAATAACATCATACTCTTGATTCGGTTGTGTAAGTGATTGTACAATTTTAGCCATTATCTTCTACCATCCGAGTTGTAATCGATTCTAAATGTTCCAAGTCTCCAAAACTGATCTGTAGAATCATTAGAAACTTTGAGTGCTATGAATCTAGCTCTAGCTCGTGTGTCTATTTTTTGTGTAGCAGGGCTAACAGTAAACGGACCAAGTGATGAGCTTGCTGCAGTATCGTTTGGAAAATCTCTTAAATCTAATTGTATTTTTGCGTTTCCTGTTTGCGATAAAAAATCTGGTAACACACGGCTGACTCTCATCATGGTATCACCATCACCTTGTAACCCTTCACGTTGACCAATATCAAAATCACCTGATTTAATGTTTGCAGCAATCGCTGTGGTTTGTCCTGACAACACTTGGTTAAGTCCTGTTTCATGTTGATAGTAAACAGAGCAACCATCTTGATTACCTTGTACATAGGTTGTTGATGTTGAATCTACATTTGAACTATCATCATAATCTGTTGCATGCGGTTTACCAAAGATTGCAGAATCAGACCAAGCCGTTCGATCTAGTGTACCAATTGACCAGATCGGTCTTTCAGCTGATGAGTCTAAATAATTATAAGAGACCATTCGATTAACTGTATTCGATCCAGCGTTTGGATAGAACCACATCACTTCACCAAACAAGTTATTCAGTCCAGCATTGATATGTTGTCTTGGCGTTGTATTTAAATCATCGTAAACATGGTCTTCAACTAAACACGGTAATGATTCTAGTTTACCGGTATATCTAAAAAAACCATTCTCTGACATCCAGTAAGCTGTTCCATCAACTTCAACGGCAGCGTTCTGTCCAATCAAACCACAGTTCGTTCCAACTTGTTGAAACGAGAATGTAAACGGTGGTCCAACAAAACGCATGATAAACAATGCCGTGTCAGTCCAAACATAGATTGCATCACGACCACGAATGGCTCCAACGATCCGTGATCCGTCGGCCAGTCTCTGTGTACCAGCAGTGTTGGTTGATGATGGAGCATACGATGTGGTTGCATCAATACTTTCTTGATCTGAGAACCTAATAAACATTGGATCTTTAGTTGACTTTGTACCAATCGTTGTTTCAGTTCCAAAAAATATTAAGTGTCTGTCTGGTGTAGAAACTAATGTCGTAGCGGTTGCTGTTGGTGCATTTGCTAATATCGCTGCACGTGTTGAGTTTGCAGCGGTTGCTTCTGAGTTCCAACTAAATGTTTCACCACCGTTAATCGTTGCAATTAATAAGTTACCAAAGTTATCAAGAGACCAGATTCCTGGTGCAGTAACAACGTCTCCTGATGGCGCACTGTTCCAAGCAGCAAAAGATGCAGCATCTGTTACCGTTGCTCCAGAACTGTGAGCAGCAGCCGTAGTTCCTTGTGATCCTCTTGTTAAACCTGATAATGTTCCAGAGTCATCGTTTGCTGTGTAAGCAATAAGTTCAGTTCCAATCAACACCGTTCCGGATGAAGAAAACGAAGATGAACTTGCCATCGTTAAACTTGTGGCGCTATCGGTTAGAGATGAAGATAACGTTGATGTAAACTGTCCTGATAATCGACCACCCCATTGTCCAAGGCCCCAACCGGTTGCAGCCGTTTCTAGTGCTAGACCTACAGGATAATAATACTGAACTCGTATACCTCCAGATGTCGTTGCACCAGAACCAGACTCTGCTGATGGCATAGTAATTGTAATCGTCGTATCAGATGGAATAGTGGTGACTGCAAATTTTTTATTATCAAAATCCGTAGATACAAAATTAGAATTAGTAATTGATGAAAAGTTATCTAGTAAAACAATGTCTCCAACATTTTCAATGTTGTGTGCACTAGCAAAAGTAATGGTAACCGTTGATGATCCGTTAGTAGTTGTAAACGCACTTGATAACGTTGTTGTCGATTTAATTGGATGAATATCATAGAAGACACCGCCTGAATAAACATACAATACTCTATTAGTTCCAAGCGCTGCGTATTTAATACCATTCGTTGTTACAAAGTGATGAATAGCAGTATTACGACCCGTAATTTTTGTATCACCAAGCTGTGTCCAACCACCTATCTTTTCAGGAATACCATATCTAAATCTAATATTATCACCATCAGTCCATTGTCCTTCACCACTAGAAGAACTAACTTGTTTATTTATTCCTGGTGCAAATCTTAGTTTTTGTAACATAATCTACCTCGCATTGTTTGGCACCCCATTAGAATTTACTATGGGAGAATGAGCAAAAGCTATGAGAATATAATCTCTACTACCATTAAACCCATCATTGTTTCCTCTAAATTTTATACCTGTACTACAAAAATCACAAATATCAGTAGAGCTATTTTCTGCATTTGAATTGTTAGGAAATAATCTTCTGTTTATAACATTTCTATCATCATCTCTTTGGTCATCGAACATATGCCACGGGTCAGTGGATGTAATGTCCTTCACGATACAGAATGAGGGCCTAAAACCGAGGTAGACGAAGGTCCCGTCCGAGCTATTATTTCCAGTGTACTTGATTATACGACTATATCCCTTCTTCTCCGCAAAACAATATGCTATGTAAGTGTTGGAACTTGCATTAACTCTTGTACTTGTTCCAAATGTAACAACAGAAGATGATGGAGATGTATCGTTCCATAAAGTTGAAGCAGTTACAGGAGACGCAGTAGAATTTAATTCCATATATTTTGTATTTCCTAATGAAGTATGGAATATTTGCCAACCCTCTGTAGTAGCTCTTCTTTTAACAATAATCCATTGTGGTGCTGAACCTAATCCATGACCAATCGTTGCACCAGCAGAGCCATTTCCTGTATAAGACACAATACTAAATCCAGCAGTTGCTGAAGCACTTACTGAACTTGTAATACTTCCATCTGTGTTAGATGATGCAGAACCTCCTGCCTTCCAGCACCAGGCCACATACGTTGCATTATTTTGATTCCAATATGCTTTATCACCTGATGCTTCTGATCCATCTTCAACTCTAAAACCATCTGATAAAAATGCACTAAGATAACCAAAACGATCTTGTGCTCCAGCACCTTCAACACCATTACTATTTGATTGTAGCTCTCCATTTTCACCAGCACCTCTAACAACATCTAGTAAGTTATGACCTGCCGCATCATCTCTACGTTTACCCCAGACCCAGTCGGGCTGGAATCCTACGCCATCTATGTCTCTAGAGTCATTATCATTTCCTGTCCATTTAATGGTGTTAAAGTATAAACCTGGATCATCGATAGTTGTATAAGCCATTACCCAAACTCCGCTAAATTTTTAGTGCATAATGCAAAATAACCAGAAGGGACCGAATATTCAAAATTACCGTGTCCGTTTGCATCCGAGTTGCCTGATGAAATAGAAAAAATTGGGTTGCCAAAGTTAGCTTGAAATGTACTTACCGCTCCACCTAAATCAGTTAAAACAAAAAAATAAGTTTTACCTGTGTCTATAGAAATAGCACCTGTACCTGTCGATCCTGATGTTGGATCTCCACTATTTTGAAATGTACCATTTTTAGAAAAATATAATTTATGGTTATCAAGATCAAGAGCTACACCAATAATATCATTTGTTGTGTAAGAATTTCCATAAGAACTATTTGATCCATCGTGATATTGATTACCATTGTTTGCGTAGTATGCCCAAACAGTATCATTATATTGATTTCCAGCAGTAGCACCATTTTTAGCCATTTGAAATGGATCATGAGAAACACCTATTAAATATGCAACACCAGCTGTTGAAGCTGTGGGTTTAAATTCTGCGTACCATTTACCTTGTGTTACTCCTATGGTTGATGAAGCTCCAAAATATCCAGGATCAGCATTTACTGTTACAACTTGAAGATTACCTTCTGAAACTGCTGGTGGATTTGATGGATAAGTATTTAAATCATTTAGTACGGCAAAGTTATTGGTACAAGTATCTGTAGATTGATTATTAGAATATACATTAAAATCATTACCATTTCCAGACGTATCAATACCTAAATCTGAACTATCTTTAAATTCAAGATAAAATCCGTTGTTACCAAAAGTAACATCATCTTTAAAATCTATTGGTTTCCAAATTGTTGGACTATCTTCATCAAACTCTCCAAATGCTGTGGGTGCTAATTGCTGTCCATCTATATAAGCTACTTCACAAGCATAACCAGGAAAATGATCTGAGTCCTCTTGTTTTCTAAAAAGATAAATAACATTACCCGAATCGTTATAACCTAAATCAGCATTATACGACATAGCAGTTGTTGATGAAAAGCTAGTTATTTGAACACCATTAACATACATTTTTTGTCTATCAATTTCTTCTGTAGCCGCACTATTGACTGCAACAACAACGTGCATCCAACCTGTGGTATCTCTAAATAGTGCATTTGTATTTAATTGAAAACCATCACCGCCTGCTTCAGTGTAAAATGATAATCTACCATTTTGATCATCTCTAAAACGAACACTTATATAGTAACTTGGTGATGCACCGCTTCCACCCATGTGTATTAATCTTGGCACATCTGTATTTCTTTTGCTTCTTTTAATCCAACAAGAAAAGGTGAAAGCCTTACTATTTCCCGATTGAGTTAATGTTCTACTTAAATGGTCATCTGTACCATCAAGTCTTATTGAATTATCTACATTGTAACCTGTATCTCTAACTGAATTTGCTCCAAGAATGGTAGGCATTAATCCTCCAACGTTGGCAGATGACCAATAGGTCTTTCCATCACAGGGTTTTCCTCTGTTCCTGTATTAACGTTAGTATACAAAGTTTCTAATGCTGCAGTGTCTGCTGCATTAGTAATCGCTGTTTCCATTTCAGCTGCTTTCGTTCTAACCGCTGCTCTGTGTGTTGTGATTGAAGATGGCACCGCTGTGCCCGCATCTGCTTTTCTAATAATATACCAATCTGTTTCTTGTAATATAACAGCAGCTTCTTTTTTAATATTTCTAATTAATACTGTTTTTAAACCCTCAGTTTTTACATCTCCAACTTCTTTATCACTTGGTAAAAATCCATTATCTGAGTCTGCTTGTGTCCATAAAGTATCTGCATGCGCTTTAGGGGTTGCTGTTCCATAAGAACCTGTAACTTTATTGTTTGCAAAAGAGTAAGTTATATCTGTGTTTACATACCACTGTTCATCTTTTTTATTTGTTTGATTTACTGTAACAGTATAAACACCAATCGCATTTCTGTCACTTTCACTCCAAAGCGTAAATATTGATTTTGGATATTGAGTAGCTCCAATAGTAATACCTTTATTACCTGCGAAATATTTTGTTATTGATCCTGATTCGACTAATGCAAACATATTATGATAACGTTAGGTTTAGATTTCTTCCGACTTCTAAAAATTTTGAGCCGTTATATCTAAACACAAACAAGTCTCCTTTATTAGCTGTTGTGGTTAATGTTGGTGCTGTGTCTGCAGTAAATTCATACACAGCGTTAAATGATAATGTTCTTGATCCTGTGCCATCTTGTATAACGAGTAGTGAAACAAACTGGCCAGCGACAGCGTTTGATCCTGCGCCTAAAGTTCTGTTTGCACCAAGAGTTACTTTTGCAACAGGAGATGCCGCAACATCCCAAGAGATAGTTGATGCATCTGTTAGCGTAGCTTCTTGGTTAAAAGCTGCAGCACCAAATATAGAAGTACCTCCAGCCGACATATCCATAGTCAACGCTGTTACAGCAGAACCACCATCATCACCTTTAAATATAATATCTTTGTCTTGAACACTTGCAGTTATAACTGCATCGCTTGAACTGTTACTGATATCAAGAATAGATGTTCCACCAGATTTAAATGTTACATTGTTACCCGCTGCATCTAATACTATGTCCGCAGCAGCATCAACAGTAAGATTATTAGCACTAATGGTCATGTCAGTGCCATCACCTTCAATTTTTTCTGAGTCTCCACCAAAAACAATTCCAACATTGTTTGGAATATGTACGTCTGATGTTGCTGTTAAATTAATTTTAGCTCCAGAGGCAATCGTTAAATCTGTTCCATCACCAGAAATTTTTTCTCCAGAATCTGCAAATCTTAATTCTTTTCCTGACGCCATAAGAAAAGCAGAAACGTCTCCATCAAATCTTGCGACCTCAGTTGATGAACCACCATCATTAACTTTAAATATGATATCTTTATCTGATGTTGCAGACTCAATAATAAAATCAGTTGAACTATTTGTAAACGTAGCGATTGATGTGCCACCATCTTTAAAAATTATATCTGCACCATCTGCATCAAGAATAATATCTGTTGTAGCATCTAACGTAATTGTAGATCCTGAATCTATCTCTGCGATAACAGGTGTCGTTAAAGTTTTATTTGTTAAAGTTTGAGTGGCAACAAGAGATACTAAAGTTGAGTTAGCACCATCAGGCAATAACATTTCGTTCGTAACCGCTGCTGAGTGTGGTTGTGCTTTTAATATTTGACCATGTGAATTACTTTCACAATTAAACTGTATTGCCCCTGAGTTTGTATTACCTCTAACCGTTACGTGTCCTGTTCCTTTTGCTTCAATTTCTAAATCAATATTAGAGTCACCACCTGTTGCAGATAGTTTTGGTGCATTACCTGTTGCTGCGTTTGTTACATCAAACTGGTTAACTGCTGAACTTGTTGTTTGAAATATTATTTGTTCGTTACCGTTTTCATCACCAATAAAATGTGCATCATCAATTAAAATATTATGTGAGTTAGTATCTAAGTTACCACCTAATTGTGGAGAAGTATCTTCTACTAGATTTGAGATTGCGCCTGAGGTAGCAAGTCCTGATACCACAGTTGATCTTGCAACTTTTTTAAGACCACCACCTGAAGTGTCAACAGCTAAAAATACATCATCATTTGCTATTGTAGATATTTCAGAAAGTGAACCAACAGCAACTGAATTAAAGTTTGTTCCATCTGCGATTAATAAATTACCTGAAGTATTTGTTCCCATAACGATATCATCGCCTGTAACTGTAAGATCTCCACCAACTACCACGTCTCCATTAAAAGTAGTTTTTCCGGCTAACGCCATGTCGATATCTAGTGCTGTTATTGCTGATGAGCCATCTGTTCCTTTAATTTTAAAATTTTTATCGGCAACACTAACTGTCAGTTCTACGTCTGAAGAATTATTTGCAATATCCAAAATAGAAGTACCACCATCTTTAAAAGTTACGTTTGCGCCATCAGCGTCTAAAACAATATCAGCAGGTGAGTCTATTGTAATATCTCCACTTGATGTTGCGATTGTAACTGCAGCATCTCCTGTTGAAATATCGTCAGCTGCAACACCTAGTGCAAAACCTGTATCGACAATATTTGTTCCATCTGCAAAAACTAATTTTGAAGTTTTCTCTGTTGCAGCAAAGGTAACTCCAGTTCCTGAAGCTGTTTTAAATTGAACGGTGTGTGATCCTGATGTTGCGTTTTTTACAATGTAAACTTTTTCTAATGAGTCTGGGACCGTTACGATTTGATTACCTGTTATTGTTCCTGTTAATTCAATAACTGCTTGTCTTGCATCACTGCCCACTGTAGCGTTTGTAATACTTAGTGCAGTTGTTTGTGCACCACCTGCAATAGACTTTGCAACATAACCCGATGTAATTTCTTGAAACATCTGTAGGTTAACATTCGTTTTATCACCCCAAAGACCGGATGCTTCTCCTGTTGCTATAAGTTCTATTCCTAGTGTTGAAAATGATGATGCCATATTTTAATCCTAAGGTGTTGGAGAGTTGACTGGTATTCTGATTGTACCATCAGTGTAGTCATCTCTTCTACGTTGTCCTATTTGTTCGCCTCCAAATTTTTGTATCTCAGTTTGATATCTTCGTTCATAGTATTGTATCATATCTGGTGGACCTTTCAAGAATCCAAAAGCTTCTACCAAACATGCATACAATAAACCATTTGGAAAATTTAAACTGATGTAACTTGTTTCGTTACTGCTTGCTTCTAATTTATCTGGGATTTTTGTAAAGTGTATCTGAACCACATATGCTTGATCAGGCACAGGCACTACTCTAATCTTACCTGAGTTCGTTGCGCCATCTCCAGTTCCACCTTGACCCATCGCATAATATTTAGGTTGGCCTGTTGATGTGTTGGCTGCAATATATTCTTCTAAAAAGGTAACATCTTTTTTAATTAAATATTTATTAGCACCAGTTGATCCAGAGGTTGCATCAAATACTTGCACCGCTCTAACAACGTGTGCACCTGCAGGTGAATTTACAAAGTCTTGATCAGCAGTAAAATTTGTAATTTGAATATCTCTGTAAGCATCGATTGGAACATCTCTATAAATTCTATACTCAGCATCCAATACAAAACCTTCAATGATCGTATCAGTTAAAACGGTATCACTAACTTCTGTGTAAGCTCTAATTTTTGTTCTTAAATTTGTATAACTTATTCCTGCCATATTAACTCTCTAACGTAACTGGTCCAGAAGTGCAAAATACACCTCCTCCAGACACTCCTCCCGTTGTAGCGGTATTAGTATCAACAGTAAAGGTATAAAAATCATCTGTCGTACCACTAATCACACTACCACCTGAATCTTTTCTACCCACTGTAATCGTATAACCTGCTGCCTTTGCAATGTTTGATCCATCAATACCATCAAAACTTTTAGGGTTTTCAAAACCATCCGGATCGGATGTTGTGGATATAGGTCCTCTAAATCTAACCGTATCTCCAGTTGATCGACCATGACTTTTCTCAGATACATTTATAATACCGGATCCTGAGGCCATTGTTTGAAATGAGTCTGGTTCTAATAAAATTAATCCTTCTG